ATAATGTTCTGAATAGATAATGCTAAACCACGAGCCACCATATCAACGTGCTGACCTTGACGAGTAGCCGATGAAATTGCAGCCGCCACTTCTTCGAATTGTATACCAACTTGAGCCGCAATTGGAGTAACGTAACCTAATGAATTTGCTAAATCTTCAAAACGAAATTTACCACGAATAACAGATTTAAACATAATATCTGAAACTTGTGTCATTTGTGCTACGGTCATACCGTAAGCATTTAATACAGAGGTAAGAACATCCACAGCTTTCTCAACAGAAGTAAGACCTGCTGATGCGGCTTTTGTCGCTACCCTAAGCATTTGTAGAGAGTCTTCCACTGGAACAGCCGCAGATAAAATATCATAAAGACCACGAGCAAGGTCACTTGTACTTTTACCAAACTCCATAGACATAGCACGGACACCGTAATTTAGGTTATCCATATCTGAGGACACATCTTGTACAATTGTACTAACCTCTGCCATACGAACATCGAACTCTCGTAAAGCATGTGCTGAGTTTGTAACCGCTTCAGTAAAAGATTGAAAAACCTTTAATGCTACACCCATAACAGCCGCCATAGCAAATGCCTTAGTAATCATACCAGACATTCCTTTACTTGCCTTATTACTGTTAGTTCCTACTTGTTGTGTCTTATTTCCATATAAGGTCATTTGGGCAGTGCCTTTCTTCATGGCATTATTTACTGTTTTGGTAGCAGTACCTAAACCGAATAATTTGTTTGTGGTGTTTTGGAGTTGTACCCCAATACGTTTTAATGGTACTGTTACACCATCAATCAAATTCATTCCTATATCAACGCTTGTCATAAATATCCTTCATCCTTTGAATCATATCTTTATTACTTTGTGGAACCTTATCGTGAATAATCGGCTTACCTGCTCTACGCTTATTCCTTATATTCATACTATTTAACACTGATTGAAAATCCCAGTATGACATTAAGAGAATGTCTTGGTAGTTGCCTACCTCTAAAAACAGAAAGTTTATTGTTTCTTGGAAGTTCTCTAATTCTTCTTCCCAATAAATTTTCTTTACTTGCCCGTTTTCTTTTTTACGGGCTTTTGAAAATATATTCCTTCCTTCCCTGCATTATAAACATCATTAAAAAGAAGAATCAAATCTTCAGGGTGAAGGTTTCTTATATCTTCCAAGGTTACATCATTATCTACCTGTTTTAATGTTTGGTAAATAACATAGTAGTTAAACTCGTCTGTTCTATCTTCATCGGACATATCTTTACACTCTTTCATCATATGAGCAAGTGCGGCTTTATGTTTGCCAACTGTCCATTTAGGCATTGCAAAGGGTTTGCCTTTGTTTACAAATTTCAAACTATATTTTTTCATATTATCTATCTCCATTAGTTAATCTAAAAAATAAAAAGTGGGGAAAGTTCCCCGATTAGACTGTACTTACTATTGATGCACAGTCTGATGGTACGCAAGTAAATGGTGCTGATTCCATCATTGCTTCGCCACTCTCGTTTGGATTAATCTCACTTGATTTCCAACGACATCCAGGTAAGGTAAGTTTTAACGCACCTGCTCCACCCATGTTAATTGTTAGGGTGAACTCTTGTAATGCGAGAACCTCTCCCATATGAACGCCACCGCCACCATCTAAGGTGATATCAACACTTCCTTCAACATCCATTGTTCCATCCACGAGATACGAACTATATTGTGAACCCATGTCTGGATATGGAGTTAATTGATTGTCGATAGTGATATCCAAAGAGTTTGTGATGTAAGCAACATTTCCACCAGGACTCCAACCTGCACTTTTAGCAATACTACCTGATACGTTAAACTGTAAGATTTCCCCTGCGAGGTCTGCGGGTAATGCTCCAGTTGAAACAGCAGAAGTAGTGCTTGTTACAATGGATTTCCCAAGTAAGTCTACCGTAATAGTAAACGCTTCATTCTTAGCACCAGAAATTCGAATTGTACTGGCTTTAAATCCAACACAAGTAAAATATGTTGCATTGTCGCCTCCAATACATGTGTTTACACCAAATTCAAATGCCATACTCTGAAGAGTGCAACATGAACTTCGGTCTACACAATCATCGAGAAAAGTATCTCCGACTTGTGGGTTATACTCGACACTGATTGTTGGCTCATTCGCTTGTTCAATTAGTTTAATAATGTGTGCTTGTTGTATACTTCGAATTGAAGCAGTTTTATCTCCAGAACCAATTTTCACATCATGGACATATTTAGAGATTACAAGTGTAGTTCCACTTGCTCCACCACCATATGAAGATTCAATCCAGTATATTGGCTTACGTGCTTGGAAGGGATTTCCAATTGTGCTTACTGCCATACTTTATTCCTCCTTTTCGCTTTTAATCATAGTATATACAGTATACTTCAATTACATACTGATATACAACTTGTTTTTCGTTGTCGTTTCTGAGCAGACGTACATTTCTTAGATATAGGTAGTTTATACCTGTAAAGGCACATGAGTCCTGGTTAGTTCTCAGTTGATTTAGTAACTCGTCTACTATTGCTTTTCCGAATGTTGTGGCATCAATCTCATCGGATTGCGTGAAGTATACACCTATGTCAATGTATGCCTCATGTTTACGAGTTGTTGCTCCTATATCATGTGGGTCGTAGTCTACCCTCATTAAATTCATGTCTATAAATGGAAGAGTAGGAAGTTCCTTACTTAGACTCTCCTCCGACATGTACATCGGGATATCGTAGGAAATTCCCTGATGTGTTATCGTTAATACTTTTTGCTCATCCCAAGAATCGGGATTAACTGCCTTGCTTGTTCCAATTTGAGTTCTAATAACTTCTCTTGGGTCGAAACTTGGATAAGCCATTTTATATTCCACCTACTTTTATCAATCTAATTCGTTTAAGGATTTTCTTATATTTCTTATACATCCTATCAGGATTTGCAAGAACTACAGGAGAATTAGACTTCAAATCAGCAAGTGTCGCTTTATCCAGTTCGTTAAATCTTAAAATAATTTCATGTGCAGTCAAATAGGAAACCGCTTTCTTGAATAAACCTTCGGTGAAAGATTGTTTCTTAATTCTGTAAGACACATACCCACAACAGTAAGTCGCTGTGTCTAAAGCATTTCCACTCTCATCTGCTACACTAATTTTTCCCTGGTCAGCATCAGTAATAGATACTGTCAGGTCATTTCTCTCATAGTTTTGATTTACATAATAACCTTCAATAGCAACTTCTTCACAAGATAGATGGTCAGATACCATATTACGTTGCTGATAAAACGCCTTATTACTTCCATTGATACAATGATTATTATCTATATGAACTGGCTCATTGACTACATCATTGAATGCAACATCTTTAACTTCAAGATAGGCGTTCCATGCAATCATAGCAATATCCAAATCGCTGATATCATTATTCTGTTTAATGCCTGTCATTCCTCTGACATGCTGAGTAATATTCCAAGGTAAGATATAGAATTGAGTTTCAAAAATATAGGTAATCGTATTATATACTGCAGTCACTTTAACCCTATATTCTCCATAGGTCGCAGATGAAGGTACTGCCCAGTTTCCTTGATAGTTTCCAGTAGTTGCTGTAGTTGCAAGAGAGGCATTTGTACTCCCACTTGAACATGGGTAGGTAATCTCTGCACTTGCACTTGTAACATCTGTACTTGTTTTTCCATCTCGGAATTTAACATCAATAAAGTAAGTATCTCCACGTTGAAGAATACCTACATCATTCTCAATCATATCTAATCTTGCCATAGTATCACTTTATTTTATTTTTCCACTTGTAAAGTGTTAGTGTCGCTTTGTAAACTTCAAATAACTCTTCAAGTTCTTCCCAACTTCTTTCTTTAACTTTGATATACCCGTTACGAAATTGTGCAATAAAAGCACCTTTAACTTTAATGCCTGTTAGTTCGTAGAATGCCATTGCATAAGCCGCCAGTTGGAGCCAGTAATCGTCATAGATATCTCGACTTGTCTTCCAATCTCCAATGACTAAATCATCTTTGAAATCTCTATTATGACCACGAACACAGTAGGGTTTATGGGTACTATACTTCCCTATGAAATCTGCTGTACCTGCATATCCATGCTTGTCACTCCATAATCGTTGTTCGAGTGCATCATATTCCAGGGATGTATTATATTTGAAGAACTTAAATAATTTTACGTCTTCCTTAACTTCGTCTTTTAAATTTCCAGGGTCTTTCCAATCTCCAAGCAGGATATGTTCAAAGATTGAATGGACTTGTGTACCGAGAACTTGTCGGTCTTTAATAATCTTCTCTGCTTTCTTTTTCCCTACATGCATATACCAACCGAATAACCCATTTTTACTTATGATACTCAATGTTTTGGTTACTCTACAATAAGATTTTCCGTTTAAGGTGTATACTTTTCCTGTAACGTCACTTATTTTAGGTTTTGGTATGCTCCATGTTTTTTTATTCGTCATGTTGTTCCCTCCAATGAAGTTCAGCATGACATCTCACACAGAGAACATCACATTTGTAAATTTCTTTTTTTAACATGTCTTTATTTTTCCTAAAGCAGGAGTTGTTCACAGCAAATATCTTTTCTTCTGGTTTTCTGTGGTGCAAAGATAATGCTCCAAGGCATTTGTTATAACCACAAATTTTACACCCCTTTGATTTTACTTTAGCAAGAGTTTTTTCCCACTCTTTTCTTTGTGTTTCCTGGTATTTTTTATAATACTCCTTGTGAAGTTGATACTGTTTTGCAGAAGGCATAATTACACCATCATAAAGTATTGGTAGTAATCTGGGTCTTTCTGGTATTTCTTTACTTCGTCTTCATTTGCTTTATCTACAAGTACGATTGTACCTGTCTTCATATTGTAGAAGTGTATGTACATTGTTTTCTATCTCCTTAATTTAGACAAGGGAAAGGGAATTGAACCCTTTGATGTCCGCCAACCTTGGGGGCTGAGTTGTAACACTCAATAATAACCATGACCCTCGTTAATGAAAAAATAAAAGATGGGGGGATTATTCCCCTATTTACGTCACGATAACGTGACCGATTGCACCAGTATCGAGTTCGCCACAAGCGAAGTAACACCACATCGCATAGGTTGTAGAGTCACACTCAATGTTGCGGTCTGATTCGAGTTTTGGTTTCTTACCGAAAGCGGCTCCGACTGCTCTTCGTGAATCAATTACGATAATCGCAACATCTCCACCAACAGAGTCACAATCAGAACATGAGTTTGCTCCATTGTATTCGATAACATTGACTCCAAGGATTTTACTCACTTTACCATTCTTTCCGATTTCAACAGTGTTTGCAAAGACAGGGCTTGGGGTCTGCATAGCACGGAAAATACGGGCAATGGTTGGATGCATGATGATGTAATCAGGTTTGTAATAGTTTGCTCTCATGTTTGTAATGACAGAATCAATACAATCATAGAATGCCATAAGACTTCCATCAGTACAGCAACTTCCACCAACAGCAAATGAGCAACTCATTGAGGTACTTGCGAGTGAACAGGATTGTCCAGGGGTTGCACCTTCAAGTTCGCTATAGATAAGATAATCGAATTGTTCTGCCCAAACTCCGCCAAGGGATTTCAGGTATTCTTTTCGATAAACATCTCCAACATCCCATACATCGAACTCACAAATTTCGGTACTGATACCATACTTTTTGAGGGTAAGAGTGTAGGTACTGAATGATGTGCTTGTACAGGAAACACATTCACAAGGTGCTGATGTTTCGGTAATATCACTTCTATCAAACCGTGTAATGGTTCGAATTTGGACATTAAGCCCATCGCCTTTGTTTATGTCAAGTCCTTTTACAGCGACTTTCAAAAGATTTGCAGACTCATACATAGTGTGCCAAACAGCGTTCACATAGATGTCAGCAGGACTCCATGAACTCACATCAACATCACAACCAGAATCAGAGTTTGTGAAGTTAAAGGTTTTACCTGTATCGGTAAACTCATAAGAGTGCATTTCTCCGCCAGTATACTCTTTCAGGAAGTCAAGTTGTGGATTTGATTTCGTGATTTTCTTAGTATCTAATGGTTGAACGATGGTTGGGTCTGGCTTCTCAAGACTGTTCTTGTAGTCTTCAACTGCCTGTAGAGCCACTTGTTCATCGTGTTGTTTTTGCTCTGCTTCGAGTTTAGCCACATCATTTGCTTCAAATTCAGCGATGATTTCGGCTTTCTTTCGGTCTTCTTTGAGTTTTTCTAACTCTTCAAGAGTCATATTTTCATACTCAGACATTTTATTCCTCCGTTTTTTCATGGCTTTTTAACCATTCAATTATTTCTTGCCTTTTCTGTTCTGTTACTTTTTCTTCTTCTGAAGACACCTCATTTACTTCAGGTTCCTCCACATTCGGAGTTTCTTCTTCATTAGTTTCGGAACTGTCTTCTGATTCAGAATAAGACTTTCCGATGCCACACCCTTGAGTATCATTACACGCACCACGAAATACAGTAGACAACGCTTGAGGTTTGATATCGTAGACATAGAGAACCATATCACCTGCACTGTATCCATATGCTTTGTAATTTACGTCTTTGGGAAGGTCAGATGCTCTTACGTATTTTGTTTTTGCCAGAAAAGAAACAGAAACATTTGGTGTCTGACCTGCTAACTCACATAGTTCAACATAACCACGCCACGCTGAAGCATAGTGAGTGTTATCACAAATATGTATATCCATTGATACTGCCTTACTATCTGGACTGTAAGACACATTCTTATTGTATCCAATGAACTTATTAATATCAGGTTTAATTCCTAATTGTGGAATACCTGTACCCTCATGGTTAATATCATGTAGGGAATTTTCCCACATCGTATGGGCTTTTTCTAATTCACTTGCGGGAAGAAATGCTCCTTGATAGAACCTATCCCCGATTAATGCAACTGCTCGTTGATTCTTGATTTCATACTCTTTCTCACACTCAACACAGTCCTGCAATACAACCTTCTCTTCCCGATTGATGAGTGGTACTGAGAAAGTAAATAGTTGTTGTTTACCTTCTTCTGTCATATTTATTCCTCGTTAAATATCTGTGTTACCCTCTCATATGCCTTCACAAGTCGTCACTTGCTACATGATATCTTCTATATCTTCTTATATCATTGAGAGTAACTTCTACTTATTTTTCGTATTTCTTTAACTTCCTTTCTTGTTCTTCTGGTGTAAAGATGCTCTCATCATCGCTTTTAGAGGTAGCATCAATCTTTCCTTCTTCCCTTAACTTCTTTGTATGTGCTTTGCTCTTACTCCAAACATTTACATACCAATCTTCTGGGTCTTCATGTAAATAAGGTTTGAGTTCCTTCCTCCACACATCGGGATTCTTGAGAATCTCATTAAGCATGTAGATGACGATATCTCTATAGGCAGTATCCTTGTATAGAACCCACAGCATAAAGAATCCTACATCTTTGAGAATCTTCTCTCGTTGATACTTCTCTTTTACATTATCTGCTGTATGTTCTAATAGATGGAACATTCTATGAAATACGGGGTTTCCACAATTTGTTAAATCGGTGTAGACAATTTCAGGACTTCCTCCGAGTTTCTTTCTAATCCATCCTAAACCGATTTTAATAACTCGTTTATATTTATCTCCAAAACCAATTATATCTGCCAAGAGAATCACCTTACTCTGGTTTTAATTTTTTATTCTCTTTAATTGCGGTTTCTTTGGCTTGTTTGAATTGTTCTTGCATTTCCTCATTCTTCATAAGGTCATCCAACTCACCTTCGAATAATACTGTTTCCTCTTTCTTTGGAGTACATCCTTTGGTGTAGGTATTTTTCGGTTTATACTTGCCGAACTTATCATCAGACCATTGACGAATTGCAAGTCCTTGTTCAATCAATGCATCTCGGAATTGAACTACCTGTCCAGATACTCCTTTCAATGCATTGGTAAGAATGTCAATTTCGGAGTTCAGTTCTTTGAGAATTTGTTTTTTATCATTGCATGGGTAGAATTTATTTTTTCCGAATGGAAGCATAATCTCTTTTACTTTTCCATCAATGACATCCTTACGCTTATCTTTCATCGCTTTAAGGATAATCTCATATTCCTTTTCCTGTTTTCTCAGTTTAGCATATTGGTTACTAATCTGAATTGCTTGTTGGAATAGGTTTGCTTCTTGCTGTACGATAGGAGTAAGGTTATTCTTATCCATCATTACTGCTTGAACTGCTCCTTTATTACTTCTTTTCCGTTGGGTTTTCTTTTGTCCACTAAGTTTTTTCTTAGCCATTTTATCTATCTCCTTTTATGTAGTCTTATCTTCCCCAGTATTTACCTGTCCTAATACGTTTCTCAACTTCTCTGACGAAGTATGCTTCGCCTTTCATTACTCCAGGTCTTAGAAACGGTCTATAACCGCCTTTATAATGCATGGTCTTCGGTGGGTCGGGAACTGAGGGAATCCCTCTCCATCCAAATTCATTGTAACTTGCATAATCGCATAAGCATTGAAGTGAGTAGAAATCTCCACCGCCTTCTAACTTTAATTGCCCTTTCATCCATCCAGTATCTACAGGACATAATCTATACGCCTCCCAATAAGCAATTTCTGCCGCTTCTTTAAGGAGTCTATGAAATCTTCCAATACTGAATGATGAATCAATCTCTGCTTGTAATTTTTCAATCGTTATATGTCCAGATACACTAAATCCTACTTGTGCCATTACTCTTCATCTTCGTCTTCTTTCTTTTCTTCTTTTGCTTTAAATGGATTTTTACTTGGTTCTGGTCTACTTGGTGGGCGTGGGACTACCTTTGGGTCTAATTCAAACATACCTTTATTCATCATCTCTCTACCTTCTTCTACAGTTATTAAACCTGCATTGATGGCTTCCGTGATGAAGGCAGTTCTCTTCTCCATAATGTTTGCTTCACCAAGTTCATCAACATATACTGTATTCCAACGAAGATTATACTTCCATTGTCTTCCTCTGGCTTCTATAATCCTCTTATACAGGTTTTCAATTAATGGAGTGTAAATAAGTTCTTGCATGTCTTTAATATCACGATAATAATCAGCGAAGCCAATCTCGGCTCCAGTAACTTTACCGACTTGAATACCCGTTAATACGTGGACAGGCATGACAAGAACAGAAGCGATATTAAGTACGATGAAGTCCATGAAAGGTTGTGGGTCAATGGCTTCAGGTTGTAGGACTTCGATTTCAAAATCTTCAGGGTCGTGAAACCACACAGAAGGATGAGTTTCAGCGATTGCCTTAATTTTCTTTTGGTCTTCTTCTTCTAAATCGTACTGCTTAATATCAAGTAATCCGTGAGAGAACCATGATAAAATTCTTCCCACAGCAATATCCACATTCTTTTTACTTTTAATTGTGTTTCTTAGAATGTCTATTGATGCTAATCCTAATTTGCTATTACTCTCCTCATTTACCATAACATGCTGTATACGGTCAGGATGAATATAGCGTTTCTCCTCTCCATCATCATAAACATAATGGAAGAGGTCTTTTTTCTTATTCTCTTCAGAAAGATACTCTACACTTGTTATAAATGCAGGGTTAAGAAGAATAACATTTTTTGGTTCTGACATTGGGTCTGGGCATATACTAAAATCTACACCTCTATCCCTGGTATCAAATTGAATAAGGAGAAATCCATCTCCGTAAATGTGAGAATCTTTAATTGCTTGATAAAGTTTTTTCTTATAGTTACTTCTTTTCTCAAATGCTCTAAGGGCATCTGTATCTACTTTAATTGGTTCACTACCATTCTGAGTTTCAATCTCAAACCAGGCACGAATAGAATCCATACTCTTTTTTCGAATACCCTTCATAAAGATTGGACTTTGATGAGCAAGTTCTCGTCTTTTCTCTGGTGTCAGAACGATATCGTCAGTTTCCTTAACGTGTTCATCTCCATACTTACTCCCTGCACTCAGTTCGGTTTCCTTACTTGGTGTACGTTTAATATACTTCTCATAGAAGTTGTAAGCATTATCCATTAGTGTCATATTTCTTTCTCCTAATACGAGTCAGCAGGATTGGGTATGAAATCCCACGACATTTTTCTTTTAAATAATCGAAATGAGAATACTCCATATCTCAAGGCATCACATGAATGGTCGTCTACCTTAATTGGTTTCTCTGGCTTATTCTCGCCTTCTTTCTCTTTCTTATATCTATATGCTTGAAGTTCCCTAACAAGGTTGTAACATTTCTTACATATAAATATTTGATTTCTACTAAACATAGATTTAACTTTACCTATGCCTGGTTCAACATGATTATCTGCTTTCTCCGCAGGTAAATGTAACTCTTCACATTGAGTTATAAGGTCTAAAGCAGAAGGGTCAATATATATTTTACGATAATTATATACTTTATCTAATTGTCTTAACTTTCTTGCGACCTTCGTACTTGTAACTCCATTCTTATAATATTCATCAACTACGATAACCCGTTTATCTTTTGTGACACCCAACGTGAGGATGCATGACGGGTTGGCTATTCCCCAATCGACTCCTGCAAGGTAATACCGTATCTCTGGCTCATAATCCTTGACATCTTCGAAGGTGTGTTTATTAGGGTTAAAGTTCTTATAAATCTGACCCTCGAATGCCCCCCAATGCCCATTAAGAAATCTTCGCTTCCAATCTTCGTCATATGAACTCTCCATGTTTTCAATATACCCTTCAGGCAGGAATATGTTTTCATAACTATTCGTGTCGATATGGTGAAACTTCTTTGGGTCGTGGGTTTCGTAAAATTTCTGGTAAATCCAATGTGTTTCGCTTCCAGGGTTCGTAGTTAGTAAGGCGAACCTATGAGGGAGTTTAGTTCCTCTCATACGAGCAATTAACTGGTCAAATACCTTCTCATCAATCTCTATCGGTTCATCCAAGCAAAAGAAGTCAATCGTATAACCACGAAGTTTCTCTTCTTTATCCATTGCCAGGAAATAGATGATGCTGTCATTAAAGAAGGTAATTTTCATCTTCCCATAAGACTCACTCATCCCTTTTATAAGTGTTATAGGAATACCTTGTTGATTTAATATATCCTGATACTTGCCGAGTTCTTCTTTGAATACTGTGAACACGACATTCGATAATTGTGTATATGTAAGTGAGCCAATAATTCCCTTGACTCTGGGATTGTTAATACATGTTCTAATTGCGGCATGAGCAAGAAGAAGTGTCTTACCTGCGGCTACTGCACCCGAGTACACGGTGAAATCATATTTCTCTATTGCTTCCAATGCCTGTTTCTGTTTTGGTAGAAACTCTATTGGAGCAGGTTG